GAAAGTGTTCAATAGTAAGACGACGTAATAAAGCAGCAAGCGTAGCAGCATCCAGTTCAGGATACCACATTTCAGGATTTACATTTGAAGTAATCCAAATTCGTGAAGCATTAAGGGGTCGGGAAGATCCTTTGATTTCCACACGTACTGGGTAACGATCAAACCATCGCAAGAGATGGGCAACATCGATACCGCCGCGAAATTCATCGACCACAACGTTTTCTTGATCTTGATACCCATCCCAAAATTTGGATCTCGGACATTTAGAGTAAGCACCATCTCCTGCTTCAAGCCATGCACGACGAGATTTTCCTGTTCCCGTACTTCCCCAAAATACGCTAACATGTTTTTCAATTGCTCGTGGCGTGCTATAATCGGAGCGGATCGATCTAAGTGCGTTATAACTAACCACTCGGACATTAGCTGGGATGGCCAGAAGATCTCCTGACTTTGCGGATTGCCATACCAATTCCCAGTCTTCTTTAGTATTCCTCCGAAACGGTTTAGTCCCAAATTCAAACGGCTCTCCAATGCGTGTTTCTTCTTTTCCCACATAGGCATTGGCAGCTTCTGATCTTGAGAGTTCAGCATGGGTGCCTCTTCCAAACATTCCAACAACTCCGGATAAAGACATCTTCTTGGAGAACCCTGCAACGATTTGGTAGTGTTCGTATCCGGTGTTTGCTCCCTTTTCAACTTGTCCTTTGATCCAGGCCAATCCTTCAGGGAGCGCTTTCGATTCCACAATTCCTCCGACGAATTCATTAGGGTAGGGGATAGTGAGCAACCAAAATACTCCCTGTCTTCTTTTTGTTGCCATGCCATTTGATGAAAAACTAACTGTTTTCCCTCTCCTTTTATATTGTTTACTGCGCCACATTTTGTCACAAAATTTGAGCGAGCGAGCCTGTTGTGGCTTAGACCTTAGGGAGAACGGTGGCGCGAGAACGGAGAACCGCGATAGTAAGTAATACAGTGAGCGAAGCTCGTTTTTACTATCGCTATTTTATTAACCAGCAAGTTGCACAAGGGCATTGATGTCATCAGAATCAATGATCTTAGCAGTACCAGTATTGATTGGAGCAAACTGACCAACTGACTGTACGGCCAAGCGAGCACTATTTCCAGCAACCATCTTCAAAGTATACTTCTTCTGAAACATCATAGCCAACTTCACAGGAGCATAGGCTGCAAAAGGAACTGGCGAAGCAGTAGTACCAGGATTCAAAGCAGCAGTACCACGATACACAGCCATCAAATGCACAGTACCGTGTCTCATGTTGCCATTAGCAATATTAGCATTAGTAATTGTAGCAGCAGTAGCTAAATTCTGAGCAGATGTAATTTTTGCAACATCAATCATATAATTCATGTTGACATTCCAGTGAATAGTTTCCGTTGCGCCACCACCAAGAGAGAACGAATACTTTCCAATAGTCCTATACAATTTCTTAAAATGGTTACACGTATCAGGAGTAACCATTGGACTATTGATCAAAGGTGTACCAACTTGAGCAGCAATTGAATTAGTCAGAGGCGCTCCAGCTGTTCCCTGACCATGCGCATCTTGAGCCAACCCTAACTGCCAAACTTGTGTAGGCAAGAGATTAGTATTAGCTTCAGGAGTAACCATATAGAGATCAACAATAGCACCAGCAGATGACAAATTAGTAATATCAATAACACACATCAAATTACTAATAAACAACTGATCATCACGAGGATTAAACTGAGTACTAAAAAATTGACTACCAGCCATAGTACGATTCGGATTAATATCAATCAACCCTAACCCACCTTGTTGAATCGTTGGAGCAACAGCAGCAGTTTCAGATTCACCTACCAGCATTTGAGATACGGTTGCCGCAGACATAACAATTTCTGCGTTTTGAGTACCGATCTGTGTCTGGCCAAACCATTGAGTCAACTCTGAATAACGCAACAACGCAGACCCTAAACATTTCTTATTGAACGGATGACCAAGAGTAGACCTAAGATTCTTTTGAGCAACTTCAGAGTGACCTTCCTTGTCAACTAAAATACTTCTGCTTCTAGTACGAGTGCCGGTAGAAGAACCATAACCATAACCATATTTTGAACCAACAGCAGTACCAAATGATGCAGCAATATCACTACCATATTTACGCCAACCTTTTTTTAACGCTCGAGCACCACGACGAGCCCAATGTTTAACTGATACCATTTTTATTTTAGGGAAACTTTACCCTCACCTACGACCCCTATTGACCCTGACCCTACTGACCCTACTGACCCTACGACCCCTGACACCTGCAGCACGAGGTATCCAACTATAATTACCAGAATAACGGCCAATACGACCAACCACTTCAGCAGGAAGCCTGGCACTAAGAAATTGCCTAACGCCTCTGTTGGTTCGTTGCCGATGGATAGCATTAATTCGATTAAGGGATGCATTGACTCGATTAACCATTTTTTATTAAGGAAAGTGTTCAATAGTAAGACGACGTAATAAAGCAGCAAGCGTAGCAGCATCCAGTTCAGGATACCACATTTCAGGATTTACATTTGAAGTAATCCAAATTCGTGAAGCATTAAGGGGTCG